ACAACAAAAGCGGAAATAGAAGCCATACCGGATGAAAGCGTCCGCGCCGCCATATTATTGGCTTACGAAAACTGTTTCGAAGAGCTCGTCGGAGAGGGGCCGTATGAATTGGATGACATGGCCCGGTTGGTGTGGATGGAGACCGGCGAAGATCTGCGAATCGAAAAAGAGACAGGGATGTTGCTACACCAACATGACAAGCTTGAGGACGGTGACGCTTGCCGAACAGACTGGGAGCACGCTTTTCTGGATAACGGAATCTGGGAAATCGTGTACTTAGTCAATGACGAGTTCGGTCACATGTACTTCCTCCGGGATGATCTGGACATGCCGGCGGATTTACGCTCAGCATTGGATGCTGAGATGGCAGTCAACGCAACTGCTTTGTTTCCCGGCGTCAGCGTTAGCTGAAGTCGTTAGCTTAACCCGATAACGGGCACACCCCTTAAAACCGTGAAAATGGGATGAAAGTATGATTTTGAAAAATTGTTTGATTTGGTATCCGCGTCTCGATCCAGAAAAGCCGAACAACAGGCTAGACAAACAACGGCCCTCCTGGGATATCCAAATTCGAACGTCCAGCAAAGAGCAAAAGAAAGAGTGGGAGGCAGCTAATCTGTCCGTAAAGATCGACATGAGCGAAGATGAGAAACCATACTTCTACGTGAACTTGCGTAAGCGTTCGGTGAAGGCGGACATGTCTAAGGGGGCGCCGCCCAAAATCGTGGACGGCAACCTGGATGACGTGGACGGCAAAAGCATAGGCAACGGCTCCATTGGTAACATCCGAATCTACCAGTACGAGTCACCTCTGCCGGACGGCGGCACCAAACTGGTGGCGGTGCTCATGGGTATTCAGCTGACCCACCATGTTGTGTTCGAACCGAAGCCCAGAGACGATGATTTCGAACAGCTCGAAGGAGGCACTAAGGTAGTGACCTCTGAAGGGGAGTATCAGAGGAACGAGGAGAATTTCACGAAACAGCCCACCCGAGGCTCCCAGTCGGAAGAGGACCGTGGTCCTAAACCGAACTCGGATATGGAGCGTGAAACGCCGCAGTTCTGACACACTCCAGCCGACCCCTTGAGGGTCGGCACCTCCTTTAAGGTGAACAATGAAATATACAATCGATGTATTTAAGCAAAGCGATTACCTGCGCGTGGGCACAACAACGGACCCGTACTTGACTGACATTCTGGAGGATCAAGGTTTCAATGACGTCAGCAGTCTGCTGCAAGATTACTTCATTGAAGTCACTAACAATTTCGACGCAGGCGGCAGTTTCAAGATCAGCAGTCCGAGTGCTTACGACAGTTGGATCGAAGGACTCCAGAGAATCACAGCATGGAGAGACGCCACGTCGCGGACAGAGTTCGCAGAAGGAGACTTCGTCCCCGGTATCCCCTATGGACGCTGGCATATCGCCGCCATAGAGCGAGCATCCAGGAGGCACATCGCCAACACCTCCGACATTACGCTGGCAGACCTGCGGAACAGACTGGCGCTTCCGACGCTGGAGGAGTTCTTCGAAATATATTATATCAACATTCGTAACAAAGAGACGGGCGAGATTTTTGAGCATGTGGGATTGAACGATTTCTCGGTGTGGATTAAGGGAGAAAACACGATAAATAAGGCGGTCAACCCCTCTCACTACCGGGGCCTCCTTGAGGGCATTCCCGATCTGGGTTGGCTCGACGTAGAGAGTCGTAAGGAGAAGTATTCTGATCCCAAAGTATTTCTGGGAGCGATCGACTTGCAAGAGAACAAATACATGGAACGTCTAGGTAAAAAAGATGATCCTTTGCAGGAGCGTAAGAAGAGTCTCTTCTACAAGGCCTACGCCATTCTATATATGGAAAATGGATGTAAGCCTATAAAGGCAGATTTGGTGCACGAATGGATGGCGAAAATGCCCGAGATGCCCGGTCACTGTCTATAAACAACGATGAGGAAGGAGGGCGAAAGCTCTCCTTTTATAAATGAGCAGATGGCTATTTGATATCGAGACGGATAATCTTCTCTGGAAATGCACACGTTGCTGGATCGTCTATTTGAGGCATCTGGACACCGGCGAAAAGCATTATTATCTGGAGGGCGACGAAGGCTGGCGAGAACACCTGGGCGCGGCGACGTTGGTGGTTGGTCACAACATCATCGATTTCGACATTCGCGCTCTTCGAAAGTTATTCGGTTTCGAGCTGAGAAAAGATTGTCGCATTCACGACACACTGGTGATGAGTCGCGTGTTGGACTACCGGCGGTTCGGTGACATGGGACATTCGTTAGGCGTGTGGGGCACTTACTTCGGCTACCCTAAGCTGGAGTTTGAAGATTTCTCGCAATACACCCCTCAGATGCTGACTTACTGTGAACGCGACGTGAACTTGAACATGAAAGTCTATGAACATGTCATGTCAGAATTCACAGGGTTGGCCGAATCCGATGAACGGGTTGTACATTATCTGAAAGCAGAGCACGCGATCTCCAAGTGGTGTGCGGAAGCAGAATGGCACGGATGGCCCTTTGACGTAGAATCAGGCACATGGCTATTCTCTGAGATGAGCGGTAAGCTATACGCGACGACGGCGATCCTGGAAAGCAAGCTGGGTCGCAAAACAGTCGCTGTGGACAAATGCAAAGGCGAGATCGACGTCAAAAAACCTAAGTGGAAAATGGACGGCGACTACAGCCATCACACCGCGAAATGGTTCGAGATCGGCCCCGAGGAAGGTCAGGAAGATGCATCGCGTCCAATCGACGGCGAGTACTGCCGCGTGGATTTCCCTCTCCTGAAACTCAGCTCTGTGCACGACGTGAAGATCTTTTTGTTCCGCAACGGATGGGTTCCCACGCAATATAACTTCAAGCAGAATCCCGTGACATTCGAGAAGGTGCGCACGTCACCTAAGATTACGGAGGACTCATTGGAGTTTCTGGGAGGCGACGGCAAGCTGTACATGGAGTATCTCACCATCAAGTCTCGTTACGGAATACTGAAGACTTGGCTCCAGAATGTCGGCGCAGACGATTGTCTCAGAGGAGAATGCATAACCATCGGCACCCCGAGCATGCGAGCGCGACACAAGATCATCGTGAATGTTCCCTCCGAAGACTCTCTCTACGGGCCTGAATTGAGACGTCTTTTCACTTGCAAGAAAGGCTGGAAGCTGATCGGCTGTGATTCCGCAGGCAACCAAGCAAGGGGTCTCGCTCACTACCTGAACAACGATGAATTCACGCAGACTCTTTTGCACGACGATATTCACGATTACAACGCGCAGAAGCTCAAAGAAGTTCTCGCAAGCATGGGCATTGATTGGGACAGGTACCTGTCTTCCGAAGGCAGAGTCGTGCCCGAGGAAGGTCACACGCTGGCGCAGGCCATCAAAGCTAAACAGAGGTCAACTGCTAAGCGAATCCTCTATGCATTCTTGTTTGGCGCATCCGGCGAGAAACTCTGGGGCTATATCTTCGGACACCCTAAGCAAAAGCAGGGAAACACTCTCAAGAAAGGCTTCACCGCCGCCGTCCCAGGCTTCAAAGATCTCCTGGACAAGCTCGCCAAAGTCTACCGCTCGACATCTAGCGGGCACAACAAAGCGGACGGTTACATCCCTTCCATCGGTGGCATTCGTATCTATGTGGACTCCTTCCACAAACTGCTGGTGTACCTGCTGCAATCCTGCGAGAAAGCCACCTGTGCCGGTGCTTGCTTGTTATTGATGCAGTACCTCGAAGAAGAAGAAATCCCCTACGTCCCTTGCATATTCATGCACGATGAATTAGATTTCCAAGTACCGGAAGAGCATGCGGAGAGAGCCGCAGAGTTGGGACAGAAAGCGTTCCAAGAAGGGCCGAAACTGTTTGGTATCACGATCATGGACGGTGACGGCAAAATCGGAATGAATTGGATGGATGTTCACTGATGACTGATACACTAGATAGAGGCTGTTCCTGTCACTATTGCGTCGAAACTTACGAGTGCGGTTCAAGAGTGGAGGCGGAAGAACAGTTGAAAAGTGCTTGTGCAGCGAGTGTCACATAAAGGGGTCGCCGTATGATATACATAAACATAATTGAAGACTTGGATGGTACTTGTAGATTGACTTCCGATGATACCGAAGGAGAAATGGCTGAGATGGAAGGTTGCAGGGTGGTATTCAATGCAACTGAAAAAGATGTTTCAGACGAACTCTGCACAACAGTTTCCGAAGCGAGGGATTTGATACAGGAGGCTAACGACTGTGGGAGATGAGCTGATAATCCTGGACGGGGATGTGGTCGCTCACATCGCCTGTGAAAGAGCCTGGAAAGAGAAAGTCGAATACTTCAAAGTACACGGCATTGACATGGATCAGTTCAAGGGAGCGAAAGAGATACCCGGCTACGAGCCGCACGAGGACGAGAAGACTTTAGAGAAGTGTGTGCAGATGTTCCACAGAGAAATGGATATCCTCTCCGAAGAGCTGTACAGCGACAATGTAATCATGGCAGTCAAGTCTGGGAAGAACTTCAGAGATGAGATCTACTCCGACTACAAAAGAGACAGGGGAAAGTGGAAAATCCCCAACCCATTCGTGGATATGATACGAAGCTACGCCGTCGAACAATCTTTCGCGACGTTCGCCGGGGATAAAGAAGCCGATGATCTCATAAGGATCTGGGCGGAAGAGGCGCGGAAGCATGACGTACCGTTTGTGGTCGCCTCTATTGACAAGGACCTGCGATGCATACCTGGCAGGCATTGGAACATCAAGAAGAAAATATTGGACACGGTCACAGAGCATGACGCCATGCAGCTTTACTATTCACAGCTGTTATCAGGTGACCCAACTGACTTTATTCCGGGACTTCCAGGCATCGGTCCCAAGAAGGCAGTAAACGCCATCCTCCACTGCACCACGGAAGAAGAGTGTCAAGAGATCGTTTGCGCCATGTATTTCGAGGCTTATGGTCCCGAGTGGGAACCTTATCTGCTTTCGAACGGCAAGATGATACACATTCAGCGGGACTGGAATGATTACTTCACACTCAAAGAATGGGCTTTCGTGAGAGACCTGCGGGGATGAAACCTTCTCGAGAAAGGGCCGAATATGAACTTCCCGAAACCACCTGAGAGCTTTCAATCGAGCCTCCCTAAGCATAATAACGGACATTGGTTGTTTCCTGAGCAAATGGGCAAAGGCTCCGGATTCATTTATGTGATTCGTGATAATGTACTTGAAAGATTTTACCTGGGTAAAAAGAGCTTCAAGACAGCTTCGGGCATCGACACCAATTGGCGGCGTTACACATCTTCCTCTAATCTCTTGAATGAGATGCTCGAAGAACGTCCCATCGAAGAGTTCGAATTCTTCTGTCTAGAACAGTACAAGAGCCGAGGAACTGTCAGCTATGCGGAGACGTGGTCACTGTGTCTGGTGGAAGCTCCAACCACGAAGACGTGGTACAACACGCGGATTGAAAAAGTGACGTGGAATGTCAGGGAAATGATCACTCACCGTCACAAAACCCGGTTGTCCAGAATTCTCAGTATGGGGAATCCCGATGATTAGTTTCATAGCGAAATCAATAGTAGTCGTAGGCGTGTGTCTGCTCATCCTGGGGAACGGTCTCCTGCTTCTTGAAATACTCCATTTAGTGGAAGACACGGGGTTGGCCAGTCTCAAGATCGCACTGGCGGGTATCACGACCACGGTGATGGCACAATCAATCAAGGTCAAGTAGTACATGGGAACCATAGTTGAAAAGAATCAACCTTGCCTCTCCTGTTCATCTTCAGACGCGATGCAGATATACGCAGACGGCGGAGCCAAATGCTTCTCTTGTGAAAAAGCTTTCTCGGCAACGGAAATAGAGAACGGCTCAGAAAAGAAAATACCAAACGTCCGCAACTTTGGTTTCAAGAAACAAAGATCGGCGGAAGAGATCTCTTCATTCAAAATCCGAGGTTTCGAAGCAAGGGCCATCACCAAAGCCGTCACGACTTTCTACGGGGTTAGGATCTCCTATAATTCCGACGGGAACATCGATCATCATTATTATCCGTATGAGTCGATGGCCAAGTATAAAGTGCGGAAGTTGCCGAAGGAATTCAGTTGGGTTCCCAGCGGCTCTAAGATGCTGTTTGGACAGGAGCATTTCAACGGCGGCGGTAAACGTCTGATTATTTGTGAAGGAGAGTGCGACACATTGGCCGTGGCTGAAGCATCGTATGCCCGGTACAATAAATTCTACCCCATCGTGGGTTTGTCTTCGTCGGCGATGGCGGAGCATCTAGTTGAACAGAGGAGTTGGGTCAGGTCATTTAAAGAAGTCGTGTTGTGTTTCGACGAAGACGACGCCGGGTACAAGGCGCAAAAGATCGCAGCTAAGATAATCGGCTACGACAAGGTCAGGATGACCAAGCTCCCGAAGAACGACGCCAATGACGTATTGGTGGAGCTGGGCGGCAAAGCAGTGATGGAGTGTATCTTCGATGCACAGCAGTACACCCCGGCAGGTATCATAAAGAAGAAGCAAATATGGGAAGCACTGGAGGCTGCGGAGAACACTCCGAGCGTGCCATATCCCCCATGTTTGGCCGGAGTGAACTCAAAACTGAAAGGCATTCGAGGCGGTGAAATAACTCTCTTGATATCTGGGACGGGTAGCGGCAAGTCCACGATTCTCAGAGAAGTCGGCTT